GCTTCTGACGAGCCTTAGAAGGCTTAGAGTCTTTAGGCTTAACCGCTAGGCTAAAGAACTTGCTACCGTCCTTCTTGGACTCTTTGAGCCATCCTGAGAGCCAGTAGTCAACTCCGTCAATATTCAACTGACCAGAGTAGTCAGGATGACTGTCAGATTTCTTGTTCAGGTTCTTCCCTAAAGTACCCCTGTTTGTATTGTCATATTCCATGTTTTATCCTTGAGCGAATTTTTTAATTGCTGATCGTTGCTTGCTATCCAACTGTGACCAGAGGGCTGTTTTCCAGTCCGCATCTAGCTCCAGAGAATTGATGTACTCGACTGCTTCTCCGACCTGATCTTTGTGGATTAGCATAATGACATCGGCTGCATAACTCTTAATCTCAGTTTGAGATTGTTCGTCTAACGTATCGAATACCGACTTTGTGATGGGCTTGGCAGACTTAGGCTCATCAGCACCAGTTGTAGCGTCTAGGGCATCGTGTTCACAGATAGCTAGAGCCATAACCAGCAGGTAGCGAGTGATGTACGTTATCGATGCTCCAAGGTTCTGGACTGGATGACAGCCTTTAAGTTCAGCCGTAGCCATAGGACAGGTGAACTTAGCAATTCCACCCTTCTCAAAGTCGATTACGCTCATAGTAGCTAGGGTATCGGTGAACTCTAGCGTATGCGACAGACCTACTTCGTTAAAGATGCTGTTGACCGTAGGAAGGAAGTCAGCAAGCTCAAAGTAACGATAGCCAGCAAATTTATTGTGACCAGACTTCTTTAGCTCTACGTTCTGTAGCTTGACACGAGCTAACTGTAGTTTCTGGTAAACATTCATAGTCATATTATTTATCCCTTAGCGAATTTCTTATTGAAGATGATATTGTGAGATTGTGTTTGCGTAGTAGTTTGTACCGTTGTAGCCTCCTTTTGCTCCTTGCGAATCCTGTCAAAAGTCTTGCGAATGTTCGTTTTGCCTGAAGGAACATATTTGAAATTCTGGTCTAGGATAGATGGGAATACTTTTTTCATGCAAAGCTGTCCATGAGTAACGCTAGTAACAGCATACAAGCTAACACAACACCTGCATGACGGTCGATAAAGTCTGCCACCTTGTCATCTGGATTGAATAGCTTTTTCATTGGTTGCCTCTTTCTAATTCGTCTACGAGTTGGATGACTGCATCTGGCGCGTTCTGTAACGCTCTATAAGCCATGAATACAATCTCTTTATCAGCATCTGACGCTGATCGACGTTCTAATCTATCTATCAACAGGCGCATGGAATAGACGATCTCAGCAAGCTGCCAGTTAGATATTTCTGCTTGACTAGGATTCATCTTCCTTCTGCCTCTCTGTCTTTCATTTCTTGGTACAGCCAGTCTCCGCGATCACGTTCTAAATCCGCTTTAGTCTCAACGTAATCAGGGAGTGTAGATTCTTTTACCAGTCTGTTGACGATGCCTACCATGTTGCGACGAATAGCCGCTTGCAGCTTGACCGGATCGGACTGGAACACAGCGCAAGTTTCTAGGAGGATGCAAAGTTCTTCCTCTAACCGTTCCTCACGCGACTGTTTTACTGTATCTTTGAAGCAAGCAGTCAACTCACCGGGGAAGCCATCCTGTAGCGTACCGATTAAGAACTGCTCGTAACCTTGCTTGTCCATATCTAATCTCCTAGTTGCGGTTCCGAAATACTAAACCGATTCAACATTTGTGTGTAAAAACATTTCTATTAGGAATCCGTATCTCAATAGAAACATTCTATTATGAAACACTCTAACTCTGGCACAATTATGGTTAAGAAAAAAGACTTACCAAAAGAACAACCTAAGCAAGAAGTACAAAGATTTCTACCTAAAGTTTCACCTAGAGGACAGCCGATTGGCAACAGACCCATTAAAACCCTTGCGTCGAAAGTCCGGTTCACTTGGAACGGAAACGATTTATAACTTTAGTACTCGGCTTTGCTCTGTTTGCAAAAAGACAAGATCGTTAGCGCAGTACAACAATAGCGATGTTTGTCGGACTTGCGAAAGAAGAAACCCGAAGGTATGATTTGCACACGCTTGGCGGCGTGATTAGGCAAGCCCTAGAAGGGACTCTGCTGGTAGCCTACCAGTCCGCCAACACCTTAATCGGTGAGAGTCTCTCCTAGGGCTTTTTTTATGGAAAAAAGCTATGAACTTAGTCATAAAAGGATCAGCATCAATTCGTGTTGATATGACCGATTCAGGAAAGATTTGCCTTGAGCAATGGGATGACACTATTGGTGAGCCAGCTTTTGTGTATTTAACGCTTGAGCAGTTTCGCGCAGTCGAAAAGTGGGTTTCTGATAATTATCTTGACATTGCTGGAGCATGGAATAGTGGGGTGCAGTAATGCACTACTACCAATTCAACATTGGAGATTATGCAAGTCACACAAGGCATTTAACCAATTTAGAGGACTTGGCTTATCGCCGACTTCTGGATGCCTACTATCTCCAAGAACATCCGTTAAGCGTCGGTATAACGTCCGTTGCACGACAGATCAACATGCGTGAGTACGAAACTGAGGTCAAAGCGGTCTTAGAGGAGTTCTTTACGTTAACTGATGAGGGTTGGTTTCATCAAAGAGTTGATAAGGAAATCAAGCATTTCCAAGCTAAAAGACAGCAAGCTAGTAACGCAGGTAAAGCGTCTGCTGAACGTCGGAACAACATCCGTTCAACGGACGTTCAACCAACCAATAACCATAAACCAATAACCAATAACCAAATTAATAAAGAATATATTGATCGATTTGATGAATTCTGGAAACACTATCCTAGGAAGGTATCAAAGCCTAATGCGCTTAAGGCTTGGATAAAAATTAAGCCTGATGATGAACTAACGAAAACAATCATCTCAGCAATTTCCAAGCAGAATCTATCCGCTAAAGAAGAACAATTCATTCCTCATCCAGCGTCATGGCTTAACGGTAAGCGTTGGGAAGATGAGGTCAAGGTTGCTAGTGCTACCAGCTTTCCTTTCGGAAGGAGAATCCTATGATCGGCGATTTCCTAAACAAGCTGGAGAAGGTTCAAGGCAAGCGTGGACATTGGGTAGCTTGTTGTCCAGCGCATGAGGATAAGCGTCCTAGCCTAGCAATTACCGAGACTGATGACGGACGGATTCTGCTGAAGTGCTTTGCTGGTTGTTCGGCTTACGAAGTGGTTTCAGCAGTAGGTATGGACTTGACTGATCTGTTTCCTAAAGATCAATCTTTTATGCCTAGCGATACCAGTAAACCAGTCCGTAGACCGTTTTACGCCACAGACCTAATGAAAATAATCCAATTTGAGGCACTTATTACGTCGATAGCGGCGTTTGATATGGCTGAGGGTAGGCAGGTATCAGACGGTGATAAAAAACGGCTTAAAACGGCTTTTACGCGAATTAACGAAGCGATGGGTTATCTATGAATTTTCGTACAGACCTTGAGCGAGGTATTGCTGTAGAGCAAAAGGTACTAGCGATTATCAGAAAGAAACATCCATGCGCTACGTTGATTGAGGGTTTCAAGGGTTACGACATTTGGATACCGGAGATCAAGCAGGGGATTGAGGTTAAGTACGATCCGATGTCAAACGAGACAGGGAACATCGTTGTAGAGATAGAGATGTCTGGTGTTCCTTCTGCGTTAAGTACGACTCAGGCAACGTGGTGGGTGTTTTACGATGGGAAAGTATTTGCTTGGATAAAGTTTAGAAATCTCATTCGTTGCATTTGGGAAAATAAGCTGGTCTATGCGGAGTTTGTTGGTAACGGTGACAGGAACAAAAAGAAGGCGTTTTTGATACCGAAGAAGTTACTTTTTAGATACGCAAAATTACAGGAGGAAACATGAGGATGAAGGCATTTCCTACATTGAAGGATAACGGTCACATAACGACCCAAGATGGGATGGACTTACGAGATTACTTTGCGGCTAAAGCATTAAATGGGATGTTATCTACTGAAAACTGGTTTGGTACTTTTTCTCAGTTTGAAAGTGTTGAGCATATGACAAGTAAATACGCATTAGAAGCATATTTATTTGCTGATGCCATGATGGAAGCGAGGAAAGATGACTGAAGCCAGATTGATTGAGTTAGGCTTTTCTGAAGTAACGCCGGGGTTTTGGGTAGCTAGTGTCTTTGGAATCCAGCGGTTAGTTGAAGTCGTTAAGGAGGAAACACGAAATGAAGAAGCCAAAAGAAATCGATGTGCTGAACCGGATGGTGTGGTTTGAGGATACGCCTGATATGGTCGAAAGGTTACAAGGACTAGGGCTAACGGAGTACGCTAGACATCTTCACAAGATGCACATTTATCACAAGAACCTGATTGCAGAGATCAGGAAACTACGACGGGAGGCTAAGAATGAGTCTTGAGCAAAGAGCAGCAGAATTAGACGAGGCTAGGAGACTGCGAATTATCAAGAGTGATTCTATCGATGTAGAGAAGTATCTACATTCCAACGATGTAACGATTAAGGTCAAACAGGCTAGAGACTTCCTAGATGATATTAAGGAAAGCTATCTAAGTACCGCTAGAGATACAAAAATTGTATTACCTTGGAGCAAGACTCACGATTCTTTTGCATACCGACTCGGAGAGGTAACGGTCTATGCAGGTAGCAATGGCGGTGGTAAGTCGCTGTTGACCGGACAAATAGCTCTGCACCTAGTGAAGCAGAACCAGAAGGTCTGTATTGCTTCGTTCGAGATGAAGCCTGTCAAGACGATTGAGAGGATGCTTCGACAGTTTGCTGGTGAGTATGTGGATGATCCGTTATCAGCAGACCGTGAGGGTTACATCACCAAACTTCTAGCAAGATTAGATAAGTATACGGCTGACTCTTTATACTTTTACGACCAGCAGGGAACGACTAGCCCGGACAAAGTAATCGCTATGGCGAGGTATTGCGCTATGGAACTAGGAGTCCAGCATATCTTTATTGATTCCCTGATGAAGTGTGTGCGAAATGAGGACGATTTCAACGGTCAGAAGGGCTTTATCGATGAGCTAACGGCATTGGCTAGAGATCATAACGTCCATATTCACCTAGTCCACCATATTCGGAAACAGGCTTCAGACGAGGTTACGCCGAATAAAAACGACTTGAAAGGCTCTGGTTCCATTAGCGATCAGGTTGATAACGTCTTTCTTGTGTGGCGCAACAAAAAGAAGGAAAACCAGCGAAACCGTGGCGAGACTGTGGATGAGTCTCAGGGCGATACGTTCCTAATGAACGAGAAGCAGCGTAACGGAGAGGCTCAGGAGTGGTATCAGCTTTGGTATCACCAAGCTAGCCAGCAGTTTGTTGAATCGGCAGGATCGAGACCACAGGACTTTGACAACAATGGACGTTTTAGAGACTGAAAGACATCGATGCGAGGTTAGGCAGGTCTTAGCGTGGAGGACAGCAGACAGGGATTCAGCATTAAAGTACCTGAGTGTTGTTAGGCAGAAACGTGGGAATAAAGCTGCTGACCAGTTAGAGACTGACTGTAAAACTCAATGGGGTTTAGGGAACCGAGGCAAGAAAGGGGATTGGCGTGGTATTTAAGCGAGTGGATTCTACGCAGACGCAGATCGTTAAGGAACTCCGTAGAGTAGGCATGGATGTCCAGCACTTACACGGAGTCGGTCAAGGATGCCCAGATATTCTGGTGGGCTATCGTGGCAGGAACATTTTGTTAGAAATAAAGAAAGACGAGAAAGCCAAGCTAAGTCCAGATCAGGTTATCTGGCATCAAACATGGCGTGGGCAGGTAGCGGTGGTATCGAATCCACAGGCTGCGATCAAGGCTGTAAGGATTGCTTGTTCGGAAACTATTGAAGAATGATTCTTGATAGAAATAATTGTCTAACACCAATTAAATGTTTCTCGATAGAATTTCACACATGGACACAACAACTGTGTTCTTCACTAGGAGATGAGATATGTCATACCAAATGCACCTAAACAAAAGCGGATCAGGATTTGCCAGCAAAACGGCTTGCGGCAGAAACATCTTGAGAACGCCAATGTCGGTAAATTGGGAAGAATTCAAAGCCGAACGCGAAGAACACAAGTGCTTGAAGTGCAAAACAAGCAAACAAGCCGAAGTAAACACTAAGATGGATTTAAGAAAACAAAGCGTCTAAACACCGGGGGAAACCCCGGTTTCCAGCAAATATCAACTAACTAGGAGCTGACAATGCAAAACGGATACTGGTACTTTGATGAATATGAAGATGATTGGATTTATGTGCCATCGGCAGATGAATTAGCCAGTTAATTAGAGTACACAACCTTAAATTTACGCTATACTTTGGACATCTATGTGCGGGCATAGACAATTACTGAAGCCCTTTAGCTTTGGTTCTCATTCCGAAAGGAAACGTGCCCGCACACGGAGAGCCAAACCTAGAGGGCTTTTTTATTTAGGTCGTACTGATCGCGTTAGTAATGAACCCATGTTCGGGGTTGCTATCAAGAAAACCGGATGCGCTATATTGATAGGGCGGCGCAGCAGACTAGCTACAGGTACTTGCACAAACAGGGCAGAACGGTTGATAAACGGGTGGGCTACGATACAGTCGCCTTGGAAGAAGAATGTAGCCGCGAGAGCGAATAGTATCCTTCAGGATGCTAGAAGGTGGTTAAAGATCAACCCCTCGCCCTATCCTATTGTCTAAAGGAATATGATTTCAATATGGAAACAATAGACCCAAATAAAGCAATTAATTACATGATAGAAAACTCTGAGGCTTATG